GGATCAACTTTGCGGCCTGCAGGTGGGCGGCGGCTATGCGGGGCCGGGGCGCTCGCCCGATCGGGCGGATGCGTGCGTGTGGGCGCTGGCGGCGCTGCTCGATGGGGTGCGGAAAGGGCGGGGGCCGGGGGTGCGGCGGATGTGATCGTGCATCGATTCCGGTGGGTTCATAAAAAGCGGGACCCCGGGTCAAGCCCGGGGTGACGATATGCGAGGAATAGCCGGTCGCTTCAGGCGACCAAGGCAGGAGAACATCATGAACTGGTTTGGCCGGAAGGCTGCGCAGGGGGCTGCGCGGCCCGCTTTGTCGCGGGTATATGGGGCGTGGTCGGCGCCGGCGCCGCTGTCGTGGGAGGCGCAAGTGCGGGCCGGTTATCTGGGCAATGCGATCGTGCAGCGCGCGGTGCGGTTGGTGGCCGAGGCGGCGGGGGCGGCGCCTTTGGCGGCGGGCGATCCTGCGCCCGCGGCGCTGGTGACCGGGGCGTCGGGCGGGCAGGGGCTGGTCGAGACGCTGGCGGCGCAATTGCCGCTGCACGGCAATGGCTATGTGCAGATTTTGCGCGACGCCGCGGGGAGGCCGGCGGAGCTTTATGCGCTGCGGCCCGAGCGGGTGACGGTCGAGGCCGATGCGCGCGGCTGGCCGGTCGCCTATCGCTACAAGGCGGGCGGCGAGGCGGTGGCGCTCGCGGCCGAGGATGGCGCCGGGCGTACCGCGATTATCCACATCAAGGCGCTGCACCCGCTCGACGATCATTATGGTGCGGGGTGCCTGGGCGCGGCAGCGGGCGCAATCGCGGCGCATAATGCGGCGGCGAAGTGGAATGCGGCGCTGCTCGACAATGCGGCGCGGCCGTCGGGGGCGCTGGTGCACGATCCGGGCGACAAGGGGATGCCATTGTCGGCCGAGCAGGTCGACCGGCTGCGCGAGGAACTGGCCGAGAGCTTTGCGGGCGGGGCCAATGCGGGGCGCCCGCTGCTGCTGGAAGGCGGGCTGAGGTGGCAGGCGCTGTCGCTGTCGCCCGCCGACATGGATTTTCTGGAACTGAAGCATAGCGCCGCGCGCGAGATCGCCATGGCCTTCGGGGTGCCGCCGATGCTGCTCGGCCTGCCGGGCGATGCGACCTATGCCAATTATCGCGAGGCCAATCGCGCGCTGTGGCGGCTGACGGTGCTGCCCTTGTGCGCGAAGATATTGGGCGCACTGGCGCAGGGGCTGGGCGACGGGTTTGCCGACGCCGCGCTGCGCGTCGATCTCGACCGGGTGCCGGCACTCGCCGACGACCGCATGGCGCTGTGGCGCGAAGTGTCGGCGGCGGACTGGCTGACCGCCGAAGAGAAGAAGGCGCTTTTGGGCGTGGCGTGACATCGGCGCCCTCGCGAATGCGGGGGACGCTGTGGTTGGGCCCAACGACGCCGGGTTAGGCCGATTGCGGCCCCCGCCTTCGCGGGGGCGACGGGAGTATTCGATATGGATGAGGATGAAGCGCTCGCGCGGCTGGTCGCGCTGGCTGGAACGGGGGCTGGGACGAGTGCGGCCGGAAGCGCCGACGCGGCGGCGCTGCGGGCGCTGGTCGAGGAAGCGAGCGAGCTGGGGGCGCGGCGGGCGCTGGCGCGGCTGGGGCTCGCCGATGCGGCGGCGCGCGACGATGTGAGCGACCTGCGCCAACTGCTCGGCGCGTGGCGCGACGCGAAGACGAGCGCGTGGAAGGCGGCGGTCGACTGGGCGGTGCGCGGGATGCTGGCGCTGCTCGTCGTCGGGCTGGCGATGAAGATGGGGCTGCCGGGGCTTTTGCGGTGAGTGGCGGCGCGAGGCCGCTCCCCCGCCCCCCGGTCCCCGCCGACTTGCGCGAGGGAGAGGTGCGGTTCGCGGGCTATGCGTCGGTGTTCGACCGGGTGGACCGCGGCGGCGATATCGTGCGGGCGGGGGCCTTTGCGGCGAGCCTGAAGGACGGGCGCGCGGTGCCGCTGCTGTGGCAGCATCGGCCGGGCGTCCCCATCGGAACGATCGAGGCGCTGGCGGAGGATGCGCGCGGGCTGCGCGTCGTGGGGCGGGTGACGCATCCCACGGCGGCGCGGCTGGTCGAGCGCGGCGCGCTGACCGGATTGAGCTTTGGCTATCGGGTGCGCGCGGCGCGCGGGGTGCGGCCGCGGGAGCGGCTGGCGCTCGACATGGCGGAAGTGGGCCTGGTCGCCCAGCCGATGCAGCCGCTGGCGCGGGTGATTGCGGTGTCTCCTTCTATCGTCATTCCGGCGAAGGCCGGAATCTCGACGGCTGAGGCGAACGAGAGGGCGAGATCCCGGCCTTCGCCGGGATGACGAGGAAAGTGAGATGCGGTGGATTTGGTGAAGGAGTGACAAGCATGGACGATATGGAAGTGAAAGCCGACGCGCTGGAGGGCGCGTTCGATGCGGTGCTGGCGGCCGAGGCGGTCGATGAATTGAAGGCGTCGGTCGCGGCGCTGAAGGCGCAGGTCGATGCCCAGGCGGTCGCGGCGTCGCGGCTGCCGCTCGACGGGGCGAAGGCGGCGGCCGACCCGGCGCGCGACGCCTTTGTCGAACGCTATCTGCGGCGCGGGATCGATGCGGGCGTCGAGATGAAGAGCCTGTCGGGGGCGAGCGGCGGCGAGGGTGGCTATGCGGTGCCGCGCGAGATCGACGGCAGCATCGCATCGACGCTGAAGGCGCTGTCGCCGATCCGGTCGATCGCCACCGTCGTGCAGACGGGGACGAGCGGATACCGCAAGCTGGTCGCGACCGGATCGACGGCGACGGGCTGGGTCGGCGAGACGGCGGCGCGGCCCGAGACGGCAACGCGCAGCTTTGCCGAAATCGCGCCGCCTTCGGGCGAACTCTACGCCAATCCGGCGGCGAGCCAGGCGATGCTCGATGATGCGATGTTCGATGTCGAGGACTGGCTGGCCGGGGAACTGGGCCGCGAGTTCGCGGTGGCCGAAGGCGCGGCCTTCGTGACCGGCAACGGCACGAACCGCCCCAAGGGATTCCTGTCCTATACCGCGACGAACGAGGCCGACAGCGCCCGAGCGTTCGGGACGCTGCAATATCTGGCATCGGGTGCGGCGGGCGGCTTTGCGGCATCGAACCCGCAGGACAAGCTGGTCGAGCTGGTCCATGCGCTGAAGGCGCCGTACCGGCAGGGGGCGTGCTGGGTGATGAACAGCGATACGCTGGCGCGCATCCGCAAGTTCAAGACGAGCGACGGCGCGTTCGTCTGGCAGCCGGGGATGGTCGAAGGGCAGGCGGCGACGCTGCTCGGCTATCCGGTCATCGAGGCCGAGGATATGCCCGATGTGGCCGCAAACAGCCTGTCGGTCGCCTTCGGCAACTTCCGTGCCGGCTATCTGATCGCCGACCGCGGCGAGACGCGGATCCTGCGCGATCCGTTCAGCAACAGGCTGTTCGTGCATTCGTGCGCACCAAAGGGGGGGGGGGGGGCTACGACGGGCGCGCCCCCAAGCAGGCGGTTGAGGTCCGCGGCCGGCAAGGGGGGGGGGCGGGGGGGGGGCCCGGGCGCGGCCCCCGTTCCCTGTGGGGCGGGGCGGGGCCCCGCCCCGCCGGCATTCGACCCCCGACATTAGTTCGATATTCGAAAGGATGGCCCTGCCATGCCGACCCCCTATTTCGCCGATCTGGTGCGCGAGCTGTGCCACGAGGGCGGGACCGGCCCGCTGACGCCGAGCGGCGCGGTGCTCGGCCATCGCCGTTTCGCGGGCACCGTGCCTGTCGATAGAGATTTCCATTATACGATTGCCGGCGTCGCGCAGCCCGACCAGTGGGAGGTGGGCACCGGCCATCTCGATTCCGCCGGGCGCCTGGTGCGCGCGGTGGTCGCCGCGTCGTCGGACGGCGGCACCCGCGTCGATTTCGCCCCCGGACTGAAGACGATCGCGCTGACCGTTGCCGCCGACTGGTTCGAAGCGCAGGCGATGGTCGCGGCCGAAGCGGCGAGCGTCGGCGACGCGGTGGCGGCGCTCGGCGATGCGCTGGACGGCAAACAGCCGCTATCGACGACGCACGAGGCCGTGCCCGTCGGCGCCGCTGGCGACATGATCACGGTGCGGCGGGGCGCGGACTGGGTGAATATCCCGATCGCGACGCTGGCGTATCGCGATGCCGATGGACGGGTGCTTGCGGGCGCGGCCCTTGCCGGTATCGACGGAAGTGCCGCCGAGCCGTCGGTGTCGTTCGCGAGCGATCCCGACACGGGCCTTTATCGTCCCGCCGCAAATATCGTCGCGCTTGCGACGGGCGGAACCGAGCGCATCCGCGTCACGGCCGGGGGCAATGTCGGCATCGGCATCGATCCCGTCAACAAGCTGGACGTCCAGACGAGCGCCGGGCGGTTCGGGGTTGCCAGCGCCGGGTCGGCATCGGTGCGGATCAGCAGTTCGGGGACGATGCAATATGATACCGGCGCGGCGTCGTCGCACCAGTTTCTGAACAATGGCGTCGACAGCGTCGCGATCAGCAGCGCCGGCAATGTCGGCATCGGCACGACAACGCCTGAGAATTTCGGCGGCTATCGCAATCTGCACATGACCGGTCCGACCGGTTCGCAGATCACCCTGTACGGCGCAGCGGACACGGTGCGGGGGTTTCTCTATACCACCGCGAGCGGCATGACCGTCGGCACCTCGACCGCGCATGGGCTGGCGCTCAGATGCAACAATGTCGAGCGGGTGGTCCTGGAGACCGGCGGCACGCTGCGGCCGGCCGGAAACAACACGCAGTCCTTCGGATCCGCGACCAACCGATGGTCCGAATTATGGGCGTCGAAGATGGTGACGCCCTCGGGCGTCGCGCTCAGTCTTCAGGCCGGTGCGGGCGGGCAGTGGAACGTGTCCGCATCGACCGGATCCTTCTTTCCTTCGACCGACAATGCCCTGCCGCTGGGCGGGGCGGCGAACCGCGCGAGCACGCTGTATGCCGCGACCGGATCGATCAACACGTCCGACGAACGCGAAAAGACGTGGCGCGGCGTGCTGACGGCGCCGGAAATGGCGGCGGCGCGCCGGATCGCCCTCGAACTCGGCTTCTATCAATGGAACGAGGCCATTGTCGAAAAGGGCGCCGCCGGGGCGCGGCTGCATTTCGGCCTGCGCGCGCAGACGGTGTGGGCGATCATGGCCGACGAGGGCCTGATCGATCCGCTGGTCCCGGAGGCCACGCCCGACAGCCGCTATGCCTTTCTTTGTTATGACCGCTGGGATGGCGGCGCGGATGGCGCGGCGCCCGCCGGGGACAGGGTCGGTAGTCGCCCCGATCAGCTTTCGCTGTTCCTGATCGCCGCGCAGGAGGCGCGGAGCGCCGCGCTGGAGACGGCATGATCGGGAGCGCCCTCGCTTCGCGCGCGATGGCCGATGCGGCGCGCCGCGACCTTGCCGCGGCATGGGGCGGACCCGCGCCTGCCGCGCGGCAGACCGAAATGACCATCGCGCGCGACCGGCCCCGGCGCGTCATCGTGCGCAAGCCCTGACCGAAAGGATTTTGCGGTGACAATGATTGTCAAAGACCCCGGAACGCGGGTCGACTTCGCATTCGAATGGGGCGCCGCCTATCCCGAGGGGCAGGCGCTGGTCGCGAGCGAATGGCTGGCAACGCCCGACGAGCCCGGCGGGGTGACCATTGCGGGACAGACATATGAGCTGGAGCAGGCGGCGGTGACGCTGGCGGGCGGGATTGCCGGCCATGTCTATCGGGTGACGAACCGCGTCACGCTGAGCGACGGTCAGATCGACGAGCGATCGATGACGGTGCGGGTGGAGGAGCGATGACGATGCAGAGCGTGACGCCGGGCGAGAGCCCGGTCAGCCTGAACGAGGCGCGCGGCTGGCTGCGGCTGGGCCCGACGATCGACGATGCCGTGGTCGCCGGACTGGTGCGCGCGGCGACCAATATATGCGAAGCCTTTGTCGGCCAGTGGTTGATCGAGCGCGCGGCGGAGGAAGTGCTGCCGATAAACGGTGCGCCGCTGGTGCCACGGGTGCGGCCCGTCGTGGCGGTCGATGCGGTCGCGCTGATCGGGATTGACGGGGGGGAGGCGGTGCTGGCGGCCGACGCATGGGATGCGGGGATCGGCCGCGACGGCACCGCGCGGGTGACGCTTCACCAGACGAGCGGCGCGGGGCGCGCGCGCCTGTCCTACCGCGCCGGCATCGCCGCCGAGGCGAACGGGATTCCCCAGGCGATCCGCCCACGGATCGTGCGCATGACGCAGCATCTGCACGATGCGCGCGACGGCGCCCCGGCGACGCCCCCGGCGGCGATCGCGGCGCTGTGGCAACCCTGGCGGCGGATGACGCTGGGCGGTGCGGCATGAGCGGCGCGGAGGCAGCGGTGCGCGCGCGGACATTGGCGCTGTTGCAGGCCGACGCGGAACTGGCGGGGCTGGTCCACGGGATATTCGACGGCGTGCCCGCGCGGGCGACCGCGCCATTCGTCGCGCTCGATGCGGTCGAGGGACGCGACTGGGGAACCAAGGACCGCGCGGGACGCGAGGTGCGCCTGACGCTCGCGGTCCACGGCGCGGGCGCGGTCGATGGTGCGGCGCCAGCGCGGATCGAGGCGATCGCCGCGACGCTGCGCGGCGGCGCCGACGGCTGGGCGGTGGTGGGCGCGCGGGTCGAACGGACGCGAACGCGTTTCGGGCGCGACGGCGGCTGGCGGCATGAGATGGTGCTGCGATGCCGCTGCCTGGTTGGGGATGGTTAGGGTGGGGGGATAATCAAATGCGGCCGGGATGGGGTGGGGAGCTGCCACCCGCTATTTTCGTCATCCCGGCGAAGGCCGGGATCTCTCCGGTGCGCTATTCCGTTAGGTAGAGATCCCGGCCTTCGCCGGGATGACGATGAAAGAAAGATCGGCCGACAGCCGCAAACGGCCGTTAGCCGTCAATCACAGAGCCGCCCCGCAAGCGAATCTTCTGCCCGATCAGACGCTTTTCCCCACGTCGAGTGCGTAGCCTGCGGAGCGCACGGTCCGGATGATGTCGGCGGTGCCGGGCAGATTGATCGCCTTGCGCAGCCGCCGGATATGGACGTCGACGGTGCGCAGTTCGATGTCGCTGTCCTGGCCCCATACGCTGTCGAGCAACTGTCCGCGCGAAAAGACGCGGCCGGGATGCTCCATGAAGTGGCGCAGCAGGCGAAATTCGGTCGGCCCCATGCTGACCACCTGACCGCTGCGGACGACCTTGTGCGCCACCGAATCGAGTTCGATGTCGGCATAGGCCAGGACCTCGCCGGCCAGCGCCGGGCGCAGGCGGCGCAGCACCGCGGAAACGCGCGCCACCAGTTCGCGCGGGCTGAACGGTTTGGTGACATAATCATCGGCACCGGTTTCGAGGCCGCGGATGCGGTCCTCTTCCTCGCCGCGCGCGGTCAGCATGATGATCGGCACATTCGCCGATTTCGGGTTGCGGCGCAGGCGGCGGCACACCTCGATCCCCGGCAGGCTTTCGATCATCCAGTCGAGCAGGACGATGTCGGGCACGCGTTCCTCGACTAGGACGAGCGCCTGCTCGCCATCGGGGGTCTGGCGGACCGAAAAACCTTCGCGGGCGAAATGCCAGACGATGAGTTCGGCGATCGCCTCGTCATCCTCGATCAGCAGCAGGTCGGGCTGCGGCATCAGCCTTGCTCCTTCTCCGCCGTCGCGCTGTCTTCGGGCGTTTCGCCGCGTTCGCGCTCCTCCATCCGCTCACCGGTGACGACATAATAGACCATCTCGGCGATGTTGGTCGCATGGTCGCCCATGCGTTCCAGATTCTTGGCGACGAACAGCAGATGCGCGCTCTCGGTAATATATTTCGGATTTTCCATCATGAAGGTGACGAGCGTGCGGAAGATGCTGTTGTAGAAATCGTCGACATTCTTGTCGCGCACCGTGACCCGCACTGCGAGGTCGGCGTCGCGCGCCGCGAAGCTGTCGAGCGCGTCGTGGATCAGCTCGGCGACGATGGCCGACATCGACATCAGCACCGGGATCGATTCGATCGATCGCGTCTGGTCCATCAGCGCAACGCGCTTGGCGATGTTCTTCGCATAGTCGCCGATCCGTTCGACGACCGACACGATCTTGAGCGCCGCGATCATCTCGCGCAGATCGTCGGCCACCGAGGCACGGTGCGCGCTGGTCTCGACCGCCACCTGCGCCGCGAGGGCGAGGTCGCTCTTGCTGAGCGCGGTCAATGGATGGAGGAGCGCCTGTTCGGCGCGCCCGCCCATTTCGCTGATCAGGCCGCGGAGGCGATTGATGTCCTCGTCGAACGCCTTGACCGTATGATCGTTCACAACTGCCATCGTTCTCGTTCCTGTCCTTCTTCGCCCGCGCCTTAACCGTAGCGGCCGGTGATATAATCCTTGGTGCGTTCCTGCTTCGGGTTGGTGAAGATGTCGGTCGTCTTCCCGTATTCGACCAGCGTCCCGAGGTGGAAAAAGGCGGTGCGCTGCGACACGCGGGCCGCCTGCTGCATATTGTGCGTGACGATCACGATAGCATATTTGCCGCGCAGTTCGTGGATCAGCTCCTCGATCTTGGCGGTCGCGATCGGGTCGAGCGCCGAGCAGGGCTCGTCCATCAGGATGACTTCGGGGTCGACCGCGATCGCGCGCGCGATGCACAG